AACCCTACGCCAGCCGATGACCTCACCACTATCATGTATCGTGCAGGTCAACGCTCGGTCGTAGAATATATCATTCAAAAAATGGAGAATTAATCATGTGTTTAGGAGGAGGAGGGTCACCTAAAGTAGCTGTCCCAAAACCATCACCGTTGCCACCGCCGTTGCCAGCACCACCACCACCAACACCAGCACCGCCACCACCTAAGAGACTAGAAGCTCCCGGTGCTAAACTTGACATCAGGATTGGTAAATCTAAAACATCAACATCTGGACGTGATCGTAGGGCATCCTCACTTAGCATTGGTTCTAGTAGTAGTACCCAGGGGCTGAACCTATGAAAGCGCGACAGCGGTACAACGAACTACAATCAGATAGATCACAGTTTCTAGATGTTGCTAACAGGTGTGCCGAGCTTACACTACCTTATCTAATGAAGGATGAGGGAGATACTGCTACGCACACACCACTTAAGACACCATGGCAATCCGTAGGTGCTAAAGCGGTAGTCACTCTGGCATCTAAACTGATGCTAGCGTTACTGCCACCACAAACTACTTTCTTCAAACTTCAGATCAGAGATGACAAGATAGGTGAAGAACTAAATCCACAGATCAGGAGTGAACTCGACCTATCTTTCTCTAAGATGGAAAGAATGGTGATGTCGTTTATTAACGCATCCAATGATCGTGTAGTTATTCACCAAGCAATGAAGCATCTCATTGTTAGTGGTAACAGTCTCATTTTTATGGGTAAGGATGGGTTAAAAAATTTCCCACTTAATCGATATGTTCTGGAGCGTGATGGTAATGGTAACGTCATTGAAATCGTAACGAAAGAACTTATTAACCGACGCCTTGTTGACCTACCTATTGAAATCAAACCAAACGAAGTTAGTGCTGGCGGTGGTTTGAATGGTCATACAGGAGCAGGCACTGTTGATGATGATGTAGAAGTCTACACACACGTTAAACTAGACCAAAAAAATGGTCGATGGGTATGGTATCAGGAATGCCTAGATAAAACCATACCTAATAGCAGAAGTACAGCACCTAAAAATGCTAGTCCATGGTTACCTCTTCGCTTTGTCTCCTTTGATGGAGAAGCTTATGGTAGAGGTAGGGTAGAGGAGTTTCTTGGTGATCTTAAGTCACTCGAAGCACTCTCTCAGGCATTGATTGAAGGCTCTGCAGCGGCTGCTAAGGTGGTCTTCCTTGTATCACCATCTAGCACTACCAAACCACAGACCCTAGCCGAAGCTGGTAACGGTGCAATCATCCAGGGTAGACCTGATGATGTACAGGTAGTGCAGGTTGGTAAGACAGCTGACTTCCAGACTGCTTACCAAATGGCAAACCAACTGGGTCAGCGTATCTCTGACGCGTTCATGGTACTGAATATTAGACAGTCTGAACGCACTACTGCTGAAGAGGTTCGCCTTACCCAACTCGAACTCGAACAGCAACTTGGAGGAATGTTCTCCCTGTTGACTGATGAGTTTCTCAAACCATACCTTGAACGTACCTTGATGGTGCTGCAACGCAGTAACCAACTCCCCAAGCTACCTAAAGGTATTGTCCGACCTGAGATTGTAGCTGGTGTTAATGCACTGGGTCGCGGTCAAGATCGAGAATCTTTAATCCAATTTATCACTACTATTGCTCAGACCATGGGTCCTGAGACTTTAACTAAGTTCATCAACCCTGATGAGTACATCAAACGTTTAGCTGCAAGTCAAGGTATTGATTATCTAAACCTTGTGAAGAGTGTAAGTGATGTGCAACAAGAACAGCAGCAGAATCAACAGATGATGATGCAGCAAGAGTTGACAAAACAAGCTAGTCAGTTTGCTAGTAGTCCTATGATGGATCCAAGTAAAAACCCTAACGCACAAGAAATGTATGACGGAATCACAGAACAACTCAACCCCCAAGAGGCGCAGTCGCCGCAAGCCAACCCAGGCTGAGGCACCGCGTACCTCTAAAAAAGTTGAGCATCCACCTACTGAGAAACCAGTGCTTGAGGTGGAAACACCGGAGCCGAACAAATATGCTCCGAAGCCAAAGATTGGTACCCCCACTCTAGGACGTTCACCCAACTATGTAGAAAGAGTTGGTCTTGGTAAACTTAAAGTAATCACTTCTGATGGCTACACTGACGTATGATCCCACCCCAGCTGATCAGCCTGAATTCAATGAAGCAGAGCAAGAAGCTCTTGCTATTGGTGAACAGGCTGAAGCTGATCAGCAACAGATGCTGGCAGGTAAGTTCAAGGATGCTCAAGCTCTTGAACAAGCCTACATTGAACTACAAAAGAAACTAGGAGTTAATGACTCTGAAAATACAGAACCAGTTCAAGAAGAACCAGAAACCAAAGAAGAAGAAGTAAAAGAAGAGGAATCTAATCCAAACTTTGAACTACTCAATAAGGCATCAGAAGAATTCTATTCTAATGATGGACAGGTTAGTGCTGAGACTCTTGAAGAACTGAGTAAGCTTGACAGTAATGAACTGATCTCTGCTTACATTCAGATGCAGGGACAGAAACAGCAAAGTAATGATTTGACTGATGCACAAGCATCGGAGATCAGGTCCCTTGCTGGTGGTGACGAAGCCTATAGTCAGTTGACTCAATGGGCAGCCGACTCTCTTGATGAGAGTTTCATCACTGCTTACGATAACATCGTTGAGACTGGCAATGTCCAAATGATCCAACTAGCTGTTGCTGGACTTAAAGCTGAATATGAAAAAGCTAATGGATTTGAAGGTCAGATGTTGACTGGTAAAGCAGCACAACCTAATGTGGATGTGTTCCGAAGTCAGCAAGAAGTTGTGCAAGCAATGTCTGACCCACGTTACGATCGTGATCCAGCATATCGTCAAGATGTGTTTGCTAAGCTTGAACGTTCTAATATTAATTATTGATGACTACTATTATTGAAGACGGGAACCGTCAAAACATTTACGCCAAAGAACCACCTATGACATTTGACGAAAGGTACACTGAAAACCACAATGAAAAGGCTGAGAAGCTTAACGGTCGTCTTGCTATGCTTGGCGTCATGGCGGCTCTTGGTGCTTATGCAATCACTGGACAAATTATTCCCGGAGTATGGTAATGGCTTGCGGTAAAAAGAAAGGCGGTAAAGGCGGTGGCTACAAAAAGTAAGCCATCAGTCAGCCTTAAGATTGGCAAACACAAATCACGTACTGGTGGACTCACAAAAGCCGGTCGTGAAAAATATAACAGAGAAACAGGTTCTAACCTGAAAGCACCACAGCCTGGTGGAGGACCTCGTAAGAAGTCCTTCTGTGCCAGGATGTCAGGAGTCAAGGGACCAATGAAAAAGAATGGTAAGCCTACTCGTAAGGCACTTGCTCTCCGCAAATGGAAATGCTAATGGCTAAGAAAAAGAAGGCAACCAAGACTCGCCTTGATCCTTCCTGTTGGAAGGGATACAAAAAGTCTGGAACTAAAGTTAAAGGCGGTACACGCGTCAACAACTGTGTAAAAATCAAAAAGTAAACCTCTATTCTTATTATCATGAAATCTATTATTGCTGCCGGTTTCCTCCTCGGCTGCGCTCAAGGCGCTATTGCTGGTCCTTATGCAAATGTGGAATCTAACTCTGGCTATACTGGTTCTGACTATCAAGGTACTGTGACGGACGTCCACGTTGGTTACGAAGGTGCTAACTGGTATGTTCAGGGTGGTCCCGCTCTGATCCAGATTGACGGTGAAGACAGCGAAGTTGAGCTGTCTGGTAAAGCAGGCGGTTCCTACTCTTTGAGTGAAGCTCTCTCTATTTACGGAGAAGTCTCCTTCATCACTGGTGATGACGATAATGGCTACGGTACTAAGATCGGCGCTAAGTACAAGTTCTAATTAAATATGTGGTGGGTGGGTTGGTCTTTTATTTATGGCACAAGCAATTCTTACACAGCGTAGGGATACCTGGAATGAATTTTGTTCCTGGGTAACCTCTACAAACAACCGTCTTTATGTTGGTTGGTTCGGAATCCTCATGATCCCAACCCTCCTCGCAGCTACAATTTGTTTTATTATCGCCTTCGTTGGCGCACCACCTGTAGACATTGATGGAATTCGAGAACCAGTTGCAGGATCCCTCCTGTATGGAAACAACATTATATCAGGAGCCGTCGTTCCGAGCAGCAATGCCATCGGACTACACTTCTACCCAATTTGGGAAGCTAGTACACTTGATGAATGGCTCTACAACGGGGGTCCATTCCAACTTGTCGTATTCCACTTCCTCATTGGTATCTATTCTTACATGGGACGAGAATGGGAACTTAGCTATCGACTAGGTATGCGTCCCTGGATCTTCGTTGCTTACTCTGCACCTGTTGCAGCAGCAAGTGCCGTCTTTCTTGTCTACCCTTTTGGTCAAGGGTCCTTCAGTGATGCAATGCCGCTGGGTATCAGTGGCACGTTTAATTACATGCTGGTCTTCCAGGCTGAACATAACATCCTTATGCATCCATTCCATATGCTGGGTGTTGCTGGAGTCTTCGGTGGTGCTTTGTTTAGTGCTATGCACGGTTCTCTTGTTACCAGCTCACTTATTCGTGAGACGACTGAACAAGAGTCACATAACAATGGCTACAAGTTTGGACAAGAGGAAGAAACCTATAACATCGTAGCCGCTCATGGATACTTTGGTCGTCTTATTTTTCAGTACGCTTCTTTTAACAACAGCCGTAGTCTCCACTTCTTTTTGGCAGCTTTTCCTGTTGTTGGTATCTGGTTTACTGCTCTTGGTGTATCTACCATGGCATTTAACTTGAATGGATTTAACTTTAACCAATCGATCCAGACCTCTAATGGTCATGTGATTAACACGTGGGCGGACATCCTGAACCGAGCTGGTCTTGGGATGGAGGTCATGCATGAACGCAACGCCCACAATTTCCCCCTAGATTTGGCAGCGGCTGATACCACACCTGTAGCTTTGACTGCACCTATCATTGGTTAATTATGATATACGACCCTTCAAACCTCACATTGGATAGTTACTACATCACACCTGATGATGTAGACACAGCTGGTAACAATTTTAATCGTCCGTTTATTTTTGCTTACTCTGCAAGTCAAACCTTGACTGAACTCAGTCCTAGAGGTAGTATTGCAGGTACGCCTCCGGACAATCTTCATAACATTATCATTCCACCTGCTATTTGGTGAATTATCTAGTACGTTCATCCTTCGGGACGCATATCTACCGTGCATGGAACGGGGCACGGGTTTACTAGGTACTTAATTATGTCTCTTAACCTCATTCGTTTCCTCCAAGGTCTACGCAAGCGTGAACAGCGTTATCACACTGATGCACTCCGTTATCGTGGAGTTGTTTACAAAGAGATTGACTGATCCGTAAAAGCGGACGTGAGGGGTGCAACGCCCCTCTTCAGTATTGGTTAGTGCCCTTACGAGGAT